GAGCGTAGAAGGAACTCTAGTACTTGCACCCGGTACAGGTAAAATGGAAGTTTTAGACAGTACAGGAGCAGGGTTTGATGAAGATGGAGATTTTATTATAGCAAATATAGCCATTGATCCAGAATTATTACCAGAGTTTTGGGAAGAAATCTCAATGACTTTAAAAGACCTTTTTAGACATGAAATTGAACACCTTACTCATAACAGAGGAGGTTTATCTTCGAACCCTGCAAAAACAATGCAAGGAGATTTAGCAAGAAGAGATAGAATGAGAGCAGGAGAATTATCTTTTGCAAATTATTTTAAGTTAAAAAAAGAAGTAGATGCAAATCTTCAAGGAATGTTATTTAGAGCTAAGAAGGAAAAAAGACCATTTGCAGATGTTGTGAATGATTATTTAGATGCTCAAGATATTACACCAAAAGAAAAGCAAGAAATATTAAAAATATGGCGTAAAAGAATGCCGGAATTAGGAATAAGACAATCACTATAAAATAAAAAGGTTATGGGAAAATTAATAGACTTATTACTGACAGAAGAAGACTTTAATCCTCCCTATCAGATATATTGTGATATGGATGGAGTATTAACAGATTTCGAAAAGAGATTTGTTGAGATGTTAAAATTAGAAGGTCCAAAGTACTATTCAAAAGAGGTTATAAACCAAGTAACAAGACCTAAACACTTCGAAAAACTCGAAGGAGAAACAGAGTTTTGGAACTTCATTGATAATCATTTAGGATTAGAGTTCTGGTCAGGAATGAATTGGATGCCAAATGGGAAACAACTATGGTCCTTTATTCAACCATACAATCCAACCATACTTACATCTCCATCAAGACAAAACACATCAAGACTTGGAAAAAGAATGTGGATAAGGGAACATCTAATACCTGCCCCTCCTGTAGAATTTAGATTTGGAGCAAGTAAGTCGGATTTTGCAAATGAAAAAGCTATCTTAATTGATGATAGACCTTCCAACCTATCAGCATTTGCTGCAAAAGGAGGAATAGCTTTAGAGGTAAAAAATGGAGAAATACAATCGGTTATTAATAAATTAAAAGAATTAGGTTTTAAATAAAATGAAAGAGTCACTATTAAAAAAAGAGTTTAGGTCTGCCGATGTAAATAGAGCAAGAAACTTAATTACAAAAAACTTTTCAGGAAAGACAGTAGACGGTACAGGATATGAAAAAGCTTATACTGCTTATAAAGAAGGAGATATTTGGGAGGAGAGTGGAAGGACTTGGACTATTAAAAATGGAATAAGACAGAATGTTACAAAACTAGATGCTGCTAAAAAGGCATTACAAATACCTTTAAAATGTCCAAAATGTGGAGGTCCTATGAAACATAATCTTGCCCAGAAAATGTATAAAATACATGGGTTTTGTTTTGATCCTTGTACAGTTGAATATGAAGCTGAATTAAGGAGAGCAGGTCTGTATGAAAGTTATGAAAAAGCTATGATACAAGGAAGCTTAAAGGCTTTTATGAAAGACGTAGAAGGATTTATCTTAGATAGTATAAACTCCTCAGATACTTTTGTAACCGAACAAGGAGACATAGAGGATTGGAATAATAATACCTCTCAGAGAAATAAACAATTAACAGAAGGTTTAAAAGACTTCTTACAACACGCTAAAAAACATTTAGAAGATTGATGATATTTATTGTAAAAGATAAATTCTCATGGCAAAAGTTAAAGCATCTTCTACGGTTACAAAAGTAGATAAACCAAAAGTATCAAGACCGGGTGTTCACGCTAAATCTAAAACATCTTCTTTAAAAAGTTCTAAGAACTACAAAAAACTGTACTGTGGACAAGGTAAATAAGTCCTATATAGAAAAGATAATAAAAGAAATACTGTCTGAAGAAAAAGCAGATAGATGTCTCCGTATTGCTAGACAGAAGTATGATAAGCCATCAGCATATAGATCAGGAGCTATTGTGAGATGTAGAAAAGGAGATATCTGGAAAGATCTAAAAGAAGAAACTTTAAATACCGATATAGCTAAGCAAAAAATTGACCAGTTACCCCAAGGTAGGTTATTCGATGATGCTAAAAATATAGAAAGTATTTTTAAAAAAAGTCAACATAATTGGAGTAACGTAATAGAGTTGTTTGAAAAAAACAAGGATAAAAGCACACTACAGTATGTGAATATTAAGGACATTTATATTACTCAACCTAATATTCAAGCTAATAAAGTAAAAAACATGCTTGATAAATTAGGTAAAGCAGGTAACATAAATGTTGTTGAATTTAAAAATGGTGAAAAGGTAATATATGATGGACACCATAGGCTTGTTGCAAATTGGGCTTTAGAAAACTCAAAAATCAAAGCTAACGTAGTACAACTCGGTCAATACGAAGATAACATGAAAGAAGCTGACGATCCTCAAGCAGGTAAAGCTGCTCCCTATGGGTCTGGATATGCTAAAGTAAAACAAGCAATACAGGAACTATTACAAGAAGATGAAAGTCTTCATAAATGGTTTTCAAGAAAAGGAGCAAAAGGAAAAGCAAAAGGATGGGTTGATTGTAACGCTCCTGATGGAAAAGGAGGATATAAATCCTGCGGAAGACAAGAAGGAGAAAAAAGATCAAAATACCCAGCCTGCAAACCAACACCCTCTCAATGTAAAACAAAAGGAAAAGGAAAGACCTGGGGTAAAACAAAATAAATATGAGACTACTAGAACTATTGAGAGAAGCCAAAGAAGTTTTTGAAGACTTTGCAAAAACAAGAGGAGAAGGAGCAGCTAAAATTGCAAGTAACGCTCAAGAAAAAGGAGGATTAGCTCTTTTGACTTGGCATCACTTTAAAGTAAAAGCTCCATACTACAAGAAAGCCGTTGAAGGAAAGCTTGATATGGAGAAAGCTGAAAAAGAGTTCGAAGAAACTTATAAAAAAATCTCTTTAGATATGTCTCAAATAGAATTCCAAAGAGAGGTAGGAAGACTAGAAGTATTAGGAGAGCTTCTTATAAGAAATAAATAATGGCAGAACTAAATACATCAATACCGCACTTCTATGCCAAGATGAGAATAGAACATCTCTACCAACATGATGGAAGAAAAGGTATGCAAGATGTAATTGTATTTGGTATACAATCTGTAGGAGGAAGAGCATTAACATTCCATATAATGACTGATGAAGGAGCTGTTAGATCAAGAGTTCCAATTCATATGCTTGCTTGGAAGGATGATGCACCTAAAATGGCTTTAGACCATTTACAGTTATGGGACTGTTTTGGATATGAAGTATCATGTACAGTATACGATTACTTACTCCAATCAAGAGTAAAAGTAATATTTAAAGATGGAAGTAAGGAGTGGGGAAATTATATTATGACCTTTGATTGGTTTGACAATCCATACTCTAACGAACCAACCCAATATAAAGCAGCACATTTAATTAAATTAGATAATGGAAACTTTACACTCCAACCTAACAATAGATTAATGTGGAGAGATATGTCTTTTATAACTCAGCCATTCCCTGATAAACCAGACTGGATGATTGATAATAAAGAATGGTTCTGTGAATCAGCTTCAGATAAATGGACAATGGAGAAGGGTAACGAGAATATTTACTACTATACTTTAGAGAATGAAAAAAAAGGAACTAAGAAAGATAATTAAAGAAGCTTTAGATGCATCTACTACAGCTCCTAATGAATTACCAGGAGGACTTGCCCAACACGCCACTATTGGAGATTTAGCTGAAATGCATAAACTACCTATCAGCCAAATCATAAAGCAAATAATTAAAGGAGTAAAAACAGAATCTGAACATACAACAGATTTAGGTATTGCTATGGAAATAGCCTTTGACCATGTTTACGAAAATCCAACCTATTACGATGATTTATCAAAAATAGAAGAAGGAGAACATGATCCTGTAGAACCCGGTATTTTAAAAAAAAGATTAGGAAAGCTTTCATGTACAAAAGTACGACAAGAAAGAGGTAAACTAAAAGACAAAGGAACACACTATGCAAAAGCATTACAGAGATACTTAAATTACCACTGTCAGTAAAAAATCTTACTATTTATTTGTATATATGAATGTAATTACTTATCTTTAGATAATCAAAATATGAAAAAATTAATGAAATTAGTAGAAGAAAAAGGATCTGTAGAATTAAAAAAAGGAACATCAGATTCTGAGATCAAAAAATATACATCAAAAGGAATTAATGTACAATTAATAGACCCCAGTACAGAGAAACTAGCAGAAGAAACACGTAAATACACTACCCAAGAATCTCAAGCTGTAGGAAAAGAAGTAGCTAAATCATTAATTAAGGTATTGAGAGCTCAAGGAGATGAGTTAAAAAATATCAAACTAACTGGAATTGGAGTTAATAAATTTAACATTCATGTTGAATACAGTCAAGAGAAGGGTCAAGATACTTTCAGATTCACACTAAATCCAGAAACAACATCAATTCACTTAGATTTAGGAAATGAAGATATGCAATTATCAGACTTTATTATTACTCAAGGAAATGAAGTATCTATCCCGACACCAGAACTAGAAGATAAATTATCAGATGCAATGGTGAAATATGTATCTGGACCATCTGATGAAGAGTATGATGATATGGCAGCAATGCAAACACCAACAGATCCTTCACAACTTGCAAGAGAATTAAACGAAAATATGAATCCAGAACTTACAAAATATGTAAATAGGTTTGTAGGAGGACTGGCAAGTAAGTATGACTATTCAACTCAAGATGCAGTCTATGCAATAATGAGTGTACTGAGATCACAAGGATTCAAAGGAGTAAATGAAGATTTAACTGAAAAAAAACTTGAAGATTTAACAGGAGATGGTAAAATAACTAGAGCAGATGTTTTAAAAGGTAGAGGAGTTGAACTTAAAAAGGAAGACCTAGATGTAGGTCATCAAGACGATGAACCGGCCATGTTAAAAAAAGATGTATATAGAATTGCTAAAATGGCTTCAATGCTTTACAAGCAATTACACCAATACGATCAAATACCAGGAGAAGTAGATTTTCCTCATTGGTGGCAAGCAAAAATAATTAAAGCATACGATTATTTACAAAGTGCTTATGGGTATTTAGACGGAGAAGAAAAAACAAATAAAATAGACAATACGGTTGTTACTACAATGGCTTTAAATGAAAAGAAAGGTACATGCTGTCATAAATGTGGACATACTCATGTAAAAGGAACAGCACACCCTACCCCGTACAATACAGGAAAAAGCAACTGCAAATACAGAGACTAATGAATAAAGCACAATTAAGGGACATAATAATAGAAGCATATGTACAAGCTCTTACAGAAGTAGAAGCACCTGTACTAAAAACATCAACGCAAGAAATCTTAGGAAAATTTCCAACAGTAAAGAAAACTTTAGTATCTTTATTCACACATGAATTTGATGAGTTCGTAGAAGATGTAAAATGGACAGTTCCAAAACCATCTACTTTTATGGTTGTCCTTAAAAATGGACAATCCTTTGATTTAAAATGGACAGGAAAAGGGTTTGAAGCTACTGTAGAAGGTAAAAGATACTTCCTAAACAATGTATCAGATTACCAACAAGCACTTGATAGTCTTAATAGAATTCTTAAAGACGGACCAATCACACAAGGTGAAGAACCAGGAGGAGAAGACTTTGCAGCAGAACCAGCAGCCGGAGGCGGTGGAGGAGAAGCACCAGCTGACCTTGGAGCAGAAGCTCCAGCAGATTTCGGAGAAGAACCAGCAGGAAGTCCAGAAGAAGAAACACCGACATCATTATAAAAATAGGTTATGAGCGTAGTAGATAAAATAGTTACAGAATGGGCTTTCCGCTGTAAGAAAGGATACCCAGACATGAATAATCCTGACGATATGAAAATATTGAAAGAGATCTATTCAGAGTATGGAATTGTTATGGAAGAACAAAAAGACCAAACAATTAATACTTCTCCTGATTTTAAAATATTAGGATTACCTCAAGAAGATATATTAATAATCGAAAGTATATACAATACGTTAAGTAATAAAGAAAGAGATAACTTCGATAAAAATTACAGAAAATCAACACTTGAAGAATACGTAAATAACCCGGTCTCAGTTTCACAACCTTTTAAGAAGTTTTTCCAAGCTAGTCTTAAAAAAGGGAGAGGAAGAGGGGAGTTTTTACCACTACTGGCAATTGTAGGAGCTAAATCAGGTGGAATACAGGATAAAGATGTAATAGTGGGCTCAAAAGTTTTAGAGGTAAAAGAGCTAGCAAAAAACCAATTTTTAACAGGAAAGTCAGGTACTATAAGAAGAAGTGCTTTAGCTACTTCTATAGAGACTTTCTGCAAATACTTAGAAGCCCTAGAAATAACACCTGGAGCTATGCCAGATGTAGACTTTGTATTAGATTATTATAACGGAAAATATATTAGTGGTAATTTAAGTAATAAATTTGTAAATACTCTAAAACAAGTAAGCAAAAAACTAAGCACATTAGATGTTAAAAAGCTAGAAAAAAACTCAGAGTATGTGAAAATAGGGGAGAAGAGGTATGAAATTATAAAAAAGGAACAAGGGTATGGAAAAGGAGACAGTATTACATTAGGTAGGGAGTTACCTCCTACAGAACTAGCAGCCTCTAAATTAGAAAACCATCCAATAACAGAAGACCCTGAAATAATAGATAAACAGTACGAAGAAGTTATAGATAAGTACCTAAGTACTGTAGACTACTTCTGCATATACCCAGAAGGAGTAGATACTCCTAGAGTATATACATCAAGTCAACTTAAAGATAAACTTAGAACAGGGTATATATCTACAGTGCAAGGTAACCTAAGACTTCTTATTAACTAAAAAACAAACTATTTATAAACAAAAATAAAACACAATGGCAGATAATTTTAATTTAAGATCATTCTTAACAGAGAATAAACTTACAAAGAATGCACAGCTTCTTAAAGAAGGAAGTGATTACGGATACGAAGCAGCAATGGATGCAGTAGATAATATGTTTGAACCAGGAACACCTGAAAACGAACAATTAACAGCTGCAGTTGAAAAAGCTTTCCATGAAAACAATGTAGATACTACTAACTTCGGACATGAAATGGGTGCAGTAGAAAAAGAGGTAGAAGCAATAGCAAGAGAAATAGGCTTATACGAAGCTAAAGAGGAAATGGAAGAAGAAGTAGCTGAAGAAGTTCTATCTGAAAGAGAAAGAAAACTAGTTGCAATAGTAGAAAATGCTTTAGGAGTAGCACCACAAGCTGTAGCAGAAGAAGTACCAATGTCAGAAGACGAAATGGTAAATGAAAAACCTCTTCCAAAATACGAGAACATTGAAAAATTAATGCAAGAGATTGAAGCAGGTACTAATGAAGCAGCACATTCTTACAAAATGAAAAGAATGAAAGAGATTGCTGAGATGTTAGAAGCTAAGGTAGGATCTTTAGAAGAAGGTGAAGGAGCAGATTTCGTAGATGCTAAAAAAGTAAAGCAAATGAAAAAAGATATCATGACTTTAAGAAAGCATGCTGAAAAGCTTGAAAAAGAGTATGATAAAAAATTCGGAGAAAAAGAATCTCCTAAAAAAGCTAAAAAAGAAAATTTACAAGAGGCCCTTAAAGATTCTACAAACAAATTTGAAGAATTTACATATGATATATTCTATAAAGCCCCTAAAGGATATGTAGCAATAGGAAAAGGAGAAATTAAATCTGTAATTAACCCCCAATTCTTTAACACTTCAGATGAAGCTAAAGAGCATGCTGAATTAGAAATATCAGGATATTTAGGGTATTAAAATAATATGAAATTGAAAAGGAATAATGGAAAACTTTAATTTAAAAAAATTCTTAGTAGAAAATAAACTAACTACTAATTCTAGAATGTTAAAAGAAGACGAGGGAGAATACGGAGAAGAGCAGGAAACTATATATGAAGATAGTGAAAATAGAATACTACTAGTATATGAACCGGTAGAAGACGGAGCAACCTATAATATAGAGACAGGAGAAGAGGGAGAGGATATGCCATGGTATTTAGTAAATGATTTTCACGGAGAAGATTGGGATGTATTTAGTGGATATTTTGAAAGACCAACAGATAGGCAGATAGCAAAAGATGTTATCGATCACCTAGGAGAAGTAGATAAAAAAGGATTTTACTTAAAAGACTTCGGGCATATAGAAAAAGGAATTAAACTAAAACCAGATTTATCAACTTTTTCTTCAAACGAATAATAACAGTAAAGAAAATACAAGCCCACCCCAAAAAGGCGGGTTTTTTTATGTCTACATATTTATTATATATAAGTATATAATATGTCACAACAAGATATAAAACAAATAGTTGCACAAGAGTACATAAAATGTGCAAAAGACCCGGCTTACTTCATGAAGAAGTATTGCTATATTCAACATCCAACCAGAGGTAGAATCTTATTTAACCTCTATCCATTTCAGGAAGGAGTACTACATCTATTTAGAGACGAGAAGTTTATAGTAACTCTTAAATCAAGACAGTTAGGAATCTCCACATTAGCGACAGCCTACGCTTTGTGGTTAATGATCTTTCATAAAGATAAGAACGTACTAGCACTTGCAATCACACAAGCAACAGCTAGAAACCTTGTAACTAAAACAATTTTCATGTATGAGAATCTACCAAAATGGTTACAATTACCTTTCACAGAAAAAAATAAATTATCTCTTAGACTTAAAAACGGTTCTAAAATAACAGCTAAATCCTCTAATACAGACGCTGCTCGTTCAGAAGCAGTATCGTTGCTATTAATAGATGAGGCTGCATTCATTGATAATATTGAAGAAACATTTACAGCAGCTCAACAAACCCTTGCAACAGGAGGACAGTGTATGGCATTATCAACACCGAATGGGGTAGGAAACTGGTTTCACAAAACATGGGAAAGAGCAGAAGCAGGAGAAAATGGATTTGTACCTATTAAATTAAAATGGGATGTGCATCCGGAAAGAAAGCAAGACTGGAGAGATGAACAAACAAGACAACTGGGAGAGAAACAAGCAGCTCAGGAATGTGACTGTGACTTTCTATCATCAGGGGATACTGTAGTGGAGGTTGAGAATATGTCTTTCTACGAAGAGACATATGTTAAAGAGCCAATGGAAAAGAGAGGTGTAGATGGAAATTTATGGATATGGGAATCACCTGACTATCAGAAATCTTACATGGTTGTCGCCGATGTCGCTAGAGGGGACTCTACTGACTACTCCGGTTTCCATGTCTTTGATATTGAAAGCTGCACACAAGTAGCCGAGTATAAAGGAAAGATATCTCCTAAAGAATACGGAAACGTATTGGTAGGAATTGCAACAGAATACTGCGATGCCTTACTAGTAATAGAGAATGCTAACATTGGATGGTCAACTATTGAACAAGTAATATCCAGAGAGTATAAAAACCTATATTATTCATCTAGATCAGATACTGAAACAGTTGAATCATATATGGCTAAGTACGAAAGAGATAAACTTGTACCAGGATTTACAATGTCTCTTAAGACAAGACCTTTAGTAATAGCTAAAATGACTGAATACATACGGGAAAGATCAGTTATAGTACAGTCTAAGCGATTATTATCTGAAATGAGAGTATTCATATGGAGGAACGGTAAGGCGCAGGCACAGACGGGATACAATGACGATTTAATAATGGCTTTTGCAACAGCTTTATATGTTAGAGATACGGCCATTAGAATGAGACAACAAGGAATGGATCTTTCAAGAGCTACAATGAATGCATTTGTAGGACTGAATCAAAGAAATCAAGGTGTTTATAATGTTGCTCCTATGCAGAATAATCCTTATCTTATGAAGACAGCTAACGGTGATGAGGATTTTTCATGGCTATTAGGATAAGTTACTATTTATAAATAAAACATTTTTAAAATGGCAGAAAGAAATCTTTTCTCTTCACTACAGCGATTATTTGCAACAGATATATTAGTAAGAAACGTAGGAGGAGATGAATTAAAGATTGCTGACGTTAATCAAATTCAGACAACAGGTAAATATCAAACCAATTCATTGCTGGATAGATTCTCACGTCTTTACATCTATAATAACAAAAACATATTCAATCCAAATCTTAACTACCAAACGTTAAGAATACAATTATACTCTGATTACGAAGCAATGGATACAGATCCACTTATTGCCTCCACCCTAGACATCCTAGCAGACGAAGCTACCCTTAAGAATGATATGGGGGAAGTTCTGTCTATTAAATCTTCAGATGAAAATATACAAAGAGTACTATACAACCTATACTACGATGTATTAAATATCGAATTTAATCTCTGGTCTTGGATTAGAAATATGTGTAAATACGGAGACTTCTTCCTAAAACTAGAAATCTCAGAAAAATTTGGAGTTTACAACGTAATCCCTTACACGGTTTATAACATGGTAAGGTATGAAGGACAAGATCCTAAAGAACCAACCAAAGTAGTCTTTACTATCGATCCAGACGGATTAGCTTCTTCAGCAGACCCAAACTATATACCTAAAGCTAACAAGTCAGTTATTACTCTAGATAATTACGAAGTAGCTCACTTCAGATTAATATCAGATACAAACTACCTTCCATACGGAAGATCTTATATAGAACCAGCCCGTAAGATATACAAACAGTTGACTTTAATGGAGGATGCGATGTTGATTCATAGAATTATGAGAGCTCCTGAAAAAAGAACGTTCTATATTAATGTAGGTACTATCCCACCAAACGAAGTTGAGCAGTTCATGCAAAAAACTATCAACAGTATTAAAAAGACTCCATATGTAGATCCTCAGACAGGTGAATATAACCTGAGATTTAATATGATGAATATGATGGAGGATTTCTATCTTCCAGTTCGTGGAGGAGATACTTCTACAAAAATTGATACAACAAAAGGACTTGAATACGATGGTACAAACGATATCGAATACCTAAGAGATAAAATGTTTGCAGCATTAAAAGTACCAAAAGCATATTTCGGATACGAAAAAGACCTAACAGGCAAAGCAACACTTGCAGCAGAAGATATACGTTTTGCTAGAACAGTAGAAAGACTTCAGAGAATTGTAGAAAGTGAGTTAACAAAAATTGGATTAGTGCATTTATATGCTCAAGGATTTACAGGAGAATCCTTAACCAATTTTGAAATTAGATTAACAACTCCATCTATTGTTTATGAACAAGAAAAAGTGGCTCTACTAAAAGAAAAGGTAGACCTTGCCCGTCAAATGCAAGAAACAAAATTATTCTCTACAGACTATATCTACGATAATATCTTTAACCTATCAGAAGATACATACAACGAAATGAGAGATCTTGTAAGAGAGGATGCAAAAAGAGACTTCAGATTATCTCAGATCGAAAACGAAGGAAATGATCCAATTATATCTGGAGAGTCTTACGGAACACCTCACGACCTAGCTTCCATGTACGGAAGAGAGAGAGGAGAACTACCAGCCGGGTATGATGAGGCAGAACCTAAACCAGAAGGTAGACCAAGAGAGAAGTTCTCAATACTAGGTACTCAGGCGGATCCCTTAGGAGGAAGAGATAGGTTAGGAGTGCATGGAATGAAAGGAGGTTATCCAAGTGATAACGAGAATGTAAAAGAAGGCATTAGAAACACACAATCAGTATTCTTAAGAAACAAAGATATCTTTAAATCAGAAAAAAAATTAATCTTCGAAAAGAAACATGAAGAATCTTCAGATTTATTAAACGAAGATAATATTAAAGATTTAGATAACTAATAGATATTTATAACAAAGACACTATTATTGTGAAGATAAAACATTCAAAATACAAAAATACGGGCCTTATATTTGAATTGCTAATAAAACAAGTAGCAGCAGATACTTTATCTAGAAAAGAATCACCAGCTATTAAAGTAATTAAAAAATTCTATACAGGAAATACTACTCTAGTAAAGGAATTCAAATTATATGATTTTATTTTAAAAAATAAAGGAATAGGTTCAAAAAAAGCTGAGACTATACTATCAACAATTGTTGAAATATCTAGGAAATTAGACCTAGAATCCTTAAAGAAACAGAAGTATGAGTTAATTAAAGAATTGAAACAGCATTATAATTTAGAGGAATTCTTTTCTATGAAAGTGGACACTTATAAGCCATTAGCTGCTCTTTACTGTTTAATAGAAGCTCAAAATACTCCAAACTTATTAGATCCAAACGTATTTGTCAATAACAAGACTACACTTTTAGAACATTTAACACAGACAAAACACTCAGAAGATCAGGTAAAAGACGCTTTAATTGAAGAGTATTCTAAATTTGATAAAGATCTACGTCTTTTAACATATAAAATCTTATTAGAAAAATTCAACGACCAATACAAAGATCTACTTCCAGAACAAAAAAATATATTAAAAGAGTTTATAGTATCAGCTAACTCCTCTATAAGACTTCGAAATATAGTAAACGAGGAAATAGAAAAACTAGGTAAAGATATCTCTACATTAAAAGCAAAAATTACCGATAGCGTTGTAAGAATTAAACTAGAAGAGATACAGAAAGTAATAATTCCAGTAAAAAATACACAAAAAGTTGATGATAATCACTTAGTTTCTTTAATGCAGTATTATGAATTAGTAAATGAGTTAAAAACTTTATGAAAAAATCACAAATAGCTGCAATAATCAAAGAAGTTCTAGGTGAGATGAACGTAACAGGAGCTGTAGGGGGATATTCAACTCCAAATGCCTTTTCAAAAAAAGGACAAGGAAAAAATGTAGCTACTAAGACAGCAGAAAAATTAGGTTATAAAACAGTAGAAAGACCAAAAAGACCTTCACATACAAAAATGTTTGACTACTTAGATGAAAATAAATAACATGAGAACACTACAAGAAAAATATAACGCAATTCAAGAAGGAAACTTCTCTAAAGATCAGTTTTTAGTAGAAGCCAGAATGCAACAACCACAACTAATAACTCGTTTTAACGGATACGATGATGCTGTTCAAATTCTTAAAAACAGAGGAATGATCCAAGAAGCAGCTAATTTTAAATTTAGTGACCTTAAACAAGGTAGTATAATTCAAAATAAGTTTAGTGGAGAAAAATATACAGTTACTGCTGTTAGAGATAAGAGTGCAGATATACAAAAAGGAGATGATGGAAGAGAAACAGAAATAGCTTCTTTAAATAACTATGAACTTGTAAAAGAAGCTAGACTTACTAATAAAAGCTTAACAGATTACAGGTATAAACCAACTAACGAAATGGACAAGTATCCATACGAACAAATACTAAGAGGTTTAAGAGTTGAGTTGGAAGCAATGGGAGTTCAAGGAACACCAACAGCAGAAGAATATGCAAAAGCATTAGCAAAAGTATCTAAAAACTTAGCAAAAGATTCTATATTCTATACCAATCAATTAGCAGGAGTTAATCCAAAAGTCGATCTTCATGATAAAATGGTAGATGTTACAGCAAAAAATACTGTAGATACGTTCAATGGAATGAAGAAAGTAAAAGATCTTAAAGAAGGAACAAAAAAGATAAAAACAGCTAAACAAAACGGAGATAAATCTTACTCGGTAGAGTATGAAGATGGTACTAAAAAAAGAGTAGCTGTTAGCCACGATGACTGGGATAGTATTAATGCTAAATATGGTGAAAAAAATATAAAAGAAGACCACACAAAAAAACCAGACGACAAGTATACTGTAAAGCCTTGTAAGGATAAAAAAGAACCATGGGCTGTTTGGGAAGGTGAAAAAAGAGTAAAAGGATTTGCTACAAAACAAAAAGCTAAAGAATACGCAGATTCTCAAAATAAAAAACAAGGGTTAACTGAAAGTGTTTTAAAAGAAGGTATTAAAAACCTAATTAAAAAAGCATTAATGGAGAATGAAGAGGATGTTTATGAAATGCAAGGACCTAAAGAAGATTCATATTATAAAAATGAACTATCAGATTACTTAGATGATAATGGAATTTTTGGATATACAAAAAGAATTCACGATATAATGACCGGTCCTGATGAAGCTGAAAATGTAGATGAATTAGTAAGATTTTTAGAAGATAATCAAATCTACGGATATAACAGAGCAATCGAAAGTATCTACTCAGACTATCCATACGATGAGCATTGGATGAATCAACCAGATGAAGATGAAGCAGATGATATCTCACATCCAAGAGGATATGAAGAAGCTTCTGACGAAGAAACTTTTGAAGATTTATTTGAAGAAACAGATACAGAAGCAGACAAAAACATGGTTCGTAAATTAATGGCTATGTATGAAACTGAACCTTCTAAATTTGAAAGAGTACATAAACAAGCACAAGTACAAGCAGATACAACGAAAGATGTTAAAGTTAAACACCTAGTATCTTTATTCGATAGAGCTAAAGCAGGAGCTTTACAAAGACTAGCAAATCAAGATAGATTTGAAGCTGATAGAGAAGGAATGTTTGAATCAGTATCATTAAAAGACTTACTATAATGAACAATCCACTATTAATAAATGTAACTCCTTTCAAAGGACTTCTTACCGAATCAAAAACCAAACCAGGTGTATTTGAGGTAACAGGAGTTATGCAAAGAGCTGGAGCAAAGAATCAAAACGGAAGAATCTATAAAAGAGAAATTCTTGAACAAGAGGTAAAGAACTACGTAGAAAATTTTGTTAAGGTAGGAAATGCTTACGGAGAATTAGATCACCCAGAATCAGCAGTCGTATCTTTAAAAAACGCTTCTCACATTGTTCGTGAGCTTTGGTGGGTGGGCGACGATTTGATGGGAACGATTGAACTACTAAACACCCCCTCAGGAAACATTGCAAAAGCAATTGTAGAAGGAGGACATACATTGGGAATCTCTTCTCGAGGAACAGGATCAGTAACTCAAACAAATGAAGGTACTTTAATGGTACAGCCGGATTTCGAGTTGGTAGCGTGGGACCTGGTATCAAACCCATCAACTCAGGGAGCTTTTATGAAACCCGTCAATTTAAACGAAGGAGTTGAATATGTCAACAAATATGCAAAATTAGATTCTATAATTAATAACATACTAAGAGCATAATGGAAAATACTTTTGACATACACAAATGGCAAGCAAAGCACTTGACAAAATTAGTAAAAGAAAATAGACAAGTAAAAGAAGTAACAGGAGCAGGACTAGAAAGACTTGATGGAATGATAGAACAACCTCTGCTAAGGAGTTTCCTAGAGACATTCTCAGAAATACACTCCGACTTATTACAACACGGAGAAGAGTTTTCATCTATGGACTTAATTGAATTCCTCTCTCAAGAAATGCAACACCATGCAAGAGATACAGGAATGGATAAATTATAAAAATAACACACCCACCCTAAAAAGGTGGGTTTTTTATGTTTTGTAAAACATAGTATATTTATTTAAGAATATATCACGACCCTATGTGATATCTACTAGAAAGTAAAACACTATTACGTCTCACACTCTACAATAGACGTACGACAAACAAACAAAAATTATGTCAAACAAAGATTTATTTAAGCAAGCAATTGCCGAAGCTAAAACTATTCGTGAAGCTGCAATTACCAACGCTAAAGAAGCTTTAGAAGAATCATTAACACCTCATTTAAAAGAAATGTTAGCTCAAAAACTTCAAGAAATGGAAGAAGATGACAACATGGAAGAAATCGTAAATGAAGAAGATATGATTAACGATCCACAAGGTGAAACTGCACACGGAAACGTAGCAGAAGCTGAAGAGGAAGAAGCTGAAGAAGCAGAAGGTGAAGAAGCAGAAGGTGAAGAAGCAGAAGGTGAAGAAGCTGAAGAAGAAGAGTTAGATCTTGAAAACATGTCTGTTGAGGAATTCAAAGACTTAGTTAGAGATATCGTAGCTCAAGAAATCGGTCAAGAAGGTTCAGAAGAAGAAATGCCAGGTGAAGAAGCTCCAGAAGGTGCTGAAGATATGGTAGGAATGGATTCTGAAGAAGAGATCGACATTAATGAACTTTTAGCTGAATTAGCAGAAATGGAAGAAAAGGAAGTACCGGTTGAAGAAGGTGCAGAAGGTTTTGATAAGTGGTTAGATGGTGTTTCTGCTCAAATGGAAAAATTTGGAAAAAACAATCCAGCTATTCAAGCAATCGAAAGAGCAATAGCAGCAGCACAAGACAAAGCTAAAAAAGCAGGAATAACAGGTCACGGTATGACAAAAGGACATAGAATATCTGAAAAGTCTGATGAATTAAAAGAAGCATTAGCAACTGTAGCAGAGTTAAGAACTCAATTACAAGAAGTTAATCTTCTAAACGCTAAATTACTTTATGTAAATAAGGTATTTAAAGCAAACAACTTAACTGAATCTCAAAAAGTAAATGTTGTAGCAGCATTTGATAAAGCAGAAACAGTAAAAGAAGTAAAATTAGTTTTCGAAACAGTTTCTAAAAACGTAGTTACTAAACCAGTAACTATTAAAGAACACAAATCATTTGCATCTAAAGCAGCAGGAACTGCAGCAACAGCAGGTAAAAAAGAAATTATTTCTGAAGTATCTGAACAAGTAGCTAGATGGCAAAAATTAGCAGGAATTATAAAATAATAACAAAAAAACAATTCAATTAAACAAATGGAATTAAATCAATTATTAGAAAGCTCTAACAATTACAAGTCTTTACAAGCAGATGCTGCTCGTTTGTCAAGTAAATGGAAAGCTACAGGTTTATTAGAGGGGATCTCTAATGAAATCGAAAGAAACAACATGTCTATGATTCTTGAGAATCAAGCAAAACAATTAGTATCAGAACAATCAACCACAGGTACAGGAGCTTCTTTCTCAGCTGGACAAGGTGAGCAATGGGCAGGTGTTGCTTTACCATTAGTACGTAAAGTATTCGCTCAAATCGCTGCTAAAGATTTCGTTTCTGTACAGCCAATGAATTTACCTTCAGGTCTTGTATTCTATTTAGATTTTTCT